TGAAAGATACAATCCTATTATCGTTACAAAGGACCAAGTAAGAACGACCCGTCTCAATAGCGGTATTTTCATCATCAAATATACCGACAGACCCAGTCTTGTCCAAAATTTCAACTCGTGACCATCCTGTTCCCCTCTTAATAGATTTTACCATACCCATAAATATATAAGATCCCTTTTCTTCAAAATCAACAATATCCTGAATGAAGGCATAATAGTGTGAAGGTATTGTAATATTAAATTCTGGAAGATTTAAATATTCATATAAATTTTCTTTAATCTCTTGATCATTTCTAGGATTATCTGGAAATGTTGCTGCACCAATTACACGAAGTGCCTGAAGTGCACGAGAGTTTACTCCATTGCCCTTTGTGAAGGTAAACTCTTCAAGTTCTTTGTAAGACTTAAAAGGTCGTGCCGATATATATCGTTCTGCAATCTTATCAGAGATAAACTTGATTGCCGAGAGTCCAAACCGAATACCCTTACCCTCAATCTTAAAATCAATATCCGAATCATTAATGTGAGGTAGTTTAATACTAATCCCCATTCTTTTCGCTTCAATAAGATATTCAGTTCGTGCATCTTTATCCTTTTCATTTTTTAGAAGTGCAAACATAAACTCTAGTGGATAATAATACTTTAGCCATGCTGTCCAATATGATAGCGTTGAGTACGCTACTGCATGGGACTTATTAAATGAATACCCTGCGTGAGCCTCAAAGTCATGCCATAGGTCACGAGCATTGTTTGGGCTAATAAAACGAGAAGCACCCTCTATAAACTTATCCTTGAATATATCAAACTCTTTAGCATCTTTTTTCTTACCAATAATTTTACGAACCTTATCAGCCTCGGACATAGACATACCGCCAAGATGTACGCAAGCCTGCATAACCTGCTCTTGGTAAAGAATACAGCCGTAGGTTTCTTCTGTAAATTCTTTTACAACTTGATGAATATAGGATATATTCTGACGACCATGTTTACGATCAACATAATCTTTTCCAATTGTATTCATTGCGCCTGGACGAACAAGAGCATTTGAAGCAGCAAGTTCTGCTAGATTTTTTACACCCATCTTAATTAGTAGGTTTGTATATGGTGCTGCTTCACACTGGAACACGCCCTTTGTATATCCATCTGACAGCATTTGATAAACATTTTTATCATCCATATCTATTTTAAGAAGGTCAATCTTTTTACCGTCACGCTCTTTAATTATGTTAATAGTGTCTTTTAGAACAGACAAAGTCTTTAGTCCTAATGCATCTATTTTAATAAGGCCAACCTTTTCAGCCTCTTCCATATCAATACCGACCACTGGTATGCGATCATCAGATCCAGGAGAAGAACGAGTTTCCAACGGCGCATACCTAAAAATTGGATCCTTACTAGTAACCACACCAGCAGCATGAATACCAGTTCCCCTAATACGACCACGAAGTTGTTCGCCATATTCTTCTACCTCTGGATATTTTTCACGAAACTCTAATGTTGATTTTGATGTACAGTAATCATCCCACGAATCTACTGTCTTTAGAACCTTGTTTACATCTGATAAAGGAATGTTTAGAACTCTGGCAACGTCTCTAACAATTCCTTTACCAGTAAACTGAAGGAATGTTGCAATAGATGCTACATGTCGATACTGTCTTACAAGATAGTCTTTAACCTCTTCACGCCTAGTATCCTGAATATCTGTGTCAATATCTGGAAAGTCATTACGGTCTGGGTTAATAAATCGAAAGAACAATAGGTTGTGTTGAATTGGATCTATATCTGTAATTCCAAGGGCATAGCAAACCAAAGACCCAGCAGATGATCCACGACCAGGTCCAACTAGAATTTCTTCCTTCTTTGCCCAGTTAATCATGTTGCTAACAACCAAAAAGTATGGAGCAAACTTTTTATCCTTGATAATTTCCAACTCTTCGTTAAGCCTGTCTATATACTGCTTGTTTTCAGACAACCCTCTTACTGTCAAACCTTCCAAAGCAATCTTTGCAAGTTCCTTATCTGGACTCTTATACTGAACTGGCAGCAAGTTTAAGCCTTCTTGAATCTCATAATCTTCTACAGTGTCTGCAAGCGATAATGTGTTTGTGTATATATCTTCTCTATCAATACCCTGTGATTTCATGGATGCCTTCATCTCTTCATAAGAAAGCAAATGAATATCAAACTTATTAAATGTTATCTCTCTATCTTTACCATAAAGCAAGTCCAGCCTGTCCATCATGTTAGAACACTTTGCCGACTTAGCATAAGAAACATCTTTAGAAAGTTTGGCATGGGTATTCATAATTAGTTTAAATTCTTGAATTTCTTTTTGCCCTGGGTGAGAATGGTGGCAGTCTGGAGTAACAATAGCCTTAATGTTAAACTCATCTGCTAAATCCAAAAGGTATTTATTTATGTGTGCTTCGTTGTGTGGCATAACCTCAATATAATAATCACTGCCGAAGTTATCTTTAAACCAACTAATATACTTCTTAGCGAGTGCAAATTCTTCTTCTTCTAAAGCCTTTACTAGAACACTGCTTGGGCATGCAGAAGAAACAATAATTCCTTCTTTATATTTTTCTAATATCTTAAAATCAAACCTAGGCTTTTTAAAGAAGCCATCAGTCCATGCTATTTCGCTTATCTTATTTAGATTTTCTAAACCAATTTTATTCTTGGCTAGAAGGATAATGTGATTATAGACAAGATCTTGTTGACCTTCTCTTTCATTCTTATCACGCTTATCGGATATATCAGAACACATATATCCTTCTAGCCCAAGAATAGGCTTAATGCCCTTTGCTTTTGCAACTCGGTACAGTTCCCGATGCCCAGACAATGTTCCGTGATCTGTGATAGCCAATGCTGGCATACCAAGTTCAACTGCTCGGTCTACTAATTCTTCTGGAGTAGCAATCCCGTCAAAAAGACTAAAGTGGGTATGGACATGTAAGCCTACGTAGTTCATCTTACCAATCAGTGTTGGTGGACGAAGTTACTGACGGACCATCAAAGCCCAAGTAGAACGCTTCTTGTTCTGCGTAAGGAACCTTCTTAAGCGCTGACTCCAAAGGATATGGTTCGATACCCTTCCAGTCAAATGGCTCCTTGTCTGGTGCTGATGGAATAAGTGTATAGTTTGTTTCAGTTCCCTGGCCATTACGCTTCAACTTCCAAACTACATTTGAGATGCTTCCTGTTTCTAGGGCATACTCACGAATTGTATTAAATGATGATTGCTTGCTGATACCCATTGACCAGATAGCAACATATGGTGCCTCAATGCCGTCGTCGACTAGGACATTGCAATAAAAGCGAAGACGGCCACGCCATCCAGCCTTTGGATCTTTACGGTGCATTTCTTCAGCCCAGTCACGGCCTTCTGATTCCATAGTGTCTACAGCACGACGCTTATAGTCTTTTGGATTAACATGTTCTTTGACAACAAGAGCAAGTCCACGGCTATCGTTATAGTTAGCAGAGTCTTCGTCTAGTTCTTCAATGAAACGGATTTTTACTGACTGACCATCAGCAAGTTTTAGCCACTTGATCTTTGGTCCGTCGTTTTCATATTTTGGCTTATCGAGCAGGGCATTGATATTTTTTAGTCCCTTAATAACGCTCATAGTTTTCTCCTTTGTGTGTTTGTATTAGTTTAGCATAGACTCTATAGATTTGTCAAATGAAAAGTCTAAATCTTTTATTTCATTATCAGTCATATCGCCTATATCTTTATATTGTTTATTTAGTTTAACTATAGAAACACGAGATCCAAGTTTTTCAATTATCCTGTCTTTCATGTTTCCACCTGCCTCATCATTATCAGCAATAACAATAATGTTATTGAAATACTTTTGAAGCAATTCTATTTGTTTGATAGAGACATTTGCGCCAAGCGTTGCCACTGCAGGCATTCCTAATTGATCTAGCCTGATAGCATCAAATGATGACTCCACAACATATACTCTATCAGATTTCTTTACACGATGCAAGTTAAAAAGGGTTTTGCTTTTTGGCAAACCTGGAGTATTCTTAAAATCTTTACCTTCAACTGATCTACCAACAAATCCCAAAGGGATTCCTTCTGGGCTATGAACTGGAACAGTAACCATGTCTTGTTTATCGGAATAGCCCAATGAGAACTTAGAAAATGATGGAGGATATATTTTTCTATATGAAAAATAGTTTTTTGGTCTTTCAGAGGAAACAAGGTTGTTGTGTAATCTTTTAATAATTAGTTCATCAAAAGGCTTATACTTTTCTTCTTCAACTAATGCACGATCAATATCTATAGCAAGATTACTCTGCTTTTCTTTGCTCTTGATAAACCTAGCAGCCTCAAAATAAGATCTTCCAGATGTGTGCATTACAAGTTCTATTAGATCTGCTGATTTTTGGCATGAAAAACAAAAAAACATTCCGCTATTTTTTTGAACTTCTCCTGCTGGGGTTCTGTGATTATTGTGAAAAGGACAAAATATTATAAAGTCTGCATCTAATTCTGATTCAACTGTTACGCCTGATCCCGTAAGGACTCTCTTGACTTGTTCTGCGGTATATTGATTGGATTGGTTCCGTCTACCCCTGCTATCCATTCGCTCTTCCTTTTCCCTGCGTAAACTCCGTGTATAGATAATTCAAACTCAAAAAACCCTTTTATCTCATTATACCTTATTGTGAAGTCTGGGTCAATATCAAATCTTGGAACATATCCACTCAGCCTCATTTCTGATACTAGCAATCTTATATATTCTATCTTTAATCTTCCTATTAAAGCCTCGTCCTGAATAACCCCATCAATATAAAACTTCCTCAAAGACTTATGATGATAAAAGTCTGGTGGTATGTTTTCCTTATTTTTTGGCATACCATATTATACCTACTTATCTTCAAAATCTTTGTACCTATAATAGCCTTTGTCAAAATCACACTGAACTAGGAAATCTCCCATAAAGCCATTTCTATTCTTTCTAAAAGCACACTCAATAATATCACTGTTTGTACCTCGCCCAAGGGCTAAGACCCAGTCAGCATCATACGCAATCTGCCTAGACCACGCTGTTTGACCAAGTGTTGGGACTGTAGACAAATCGTTTACATCGTCAGGTGTAGCAGAGGAGATAGCAATAATAGGAACCTCTTCGCCAATAGCCATGAGTTTGAGTTCTCTTGAAAGGTTCTTCATTCGTACCGTTTCATTATCTGACTTCTGATTAGGAGCCATTAACTGAAGGTAGTCAACGATTACAAAGTCTGGCTTATACTGATCGATCTTTCCACGAAGGACTGATGGATTAATTTCTCCACCCTGATCGTTTGAGATAATATGAAACTCTGGTTTACCCTGTAGATTTTTGGCATGCCAGTCTTTGAGCATATCTAACTCTACTTCTCCATTACTCAACTTTCTATGTGACCAACGGCCTTCACCCATAATTGTAAAGACACGATTACGCACCTCTGTCTCACTCATTTCAAGACTTATGACCAGTGGGCTACGACCCTGTTTCCAGGCCTGTACAGCGAAATAGAGAGCCAACCACGACTTTCCGATACCTGGATATGCCAAGAAGACTCCCAACTGTCCTGGCATGATTCCAGACGGTAAGTAGTTATCAAATCCTGGAAGTCCAGTTTTAATCCCAATATGTCCAAGTGCCTGTTGCTTCTTGACATTTTCAAAGTATGCAATAGCAGACTCTAAGTCAGTAACATCAATATCACGGATAGCAGCAGTGTTCTTTTTTAACTCTGAGGTCTGTGTTATTAGATTTTCTAAAGCCCTGTTACCCTCACCCTGCTGAACATCACTAGCAGCAGATCTTAAAATATCTTTTAGGCTATCTCTTAAATATTCTCCCTGAAGTTCATCAAGATGGTGCTTGGTTGCACCCACCCCTGGAACTGGGTCAAAGTCTCTGAACTTTTCACTAACTAAGTCAACTGGCGGTAGCGATGAGTTGTTTTCAAAATAAAGCCTGATGAAGTTCCAAATGTCTGCATGTGTTCTAAGAAGATTTTCTACATTGGCCTGAAGAAGAACATGTATTTGTTTATCTTGCAATACAGCAGTTATTAGTTTTGACTCTGTGCTATTCACTTAACCACTCCTTTGCCATTATCCTACGCTCTGCTCTTTCTGCATCGTCCCGCTCTTTGTCTAATTTTATCTGAAGTATTTTTTCTGCGTTGTATGCAAAATAATTCCAAGAAGGGGAATGAGCGATGCCAAAATAATAATTTAGTAAATCATAGCAACCGATCATTCCGTAAGACTCAATAAGTGCATCAGCAGCCCACTGCTCTACATTGAGATTAAGAGACGGTTTTTGCTCATATCGCTGTGTGTGCAACTTACCATAACGACTAAGCAAAGCCATACGGTCTTTGCGTTCAGCCATTACTTTGCTTCTGCTTCAGTCTGTGCTTCTAGAATTTTTGCTGTAAGTTTATCTTCAACAAACTTATAAACACGCTCAAAAGCCTGATCTGTATTTTCGCCATCTCGCTTTGAGTCAGTTACGCCAAGGTCTAGCCTTAGTGATTGAAAGTTGCCTAGATTTAAAGTGTATCCTAGAGTTACGGACACCTTAGTTGGTTCATTTTCCATTCTTATACCCTTCGCTAAATAGACTCACTCCATACAGGAATGAATCGTCCATCTTCTGTTTTCGTATATGTAAGTATACCATCGCCCATTCTTCTTGTCAACTCTTGTTTGCTGGGCGTAATATCATTTGTAATTAATCCATCTTTTCTTGGTCTACCAATATGGTATGTAGCCAGTATATCACGAATCTCTTTTACTTGCGATTCTGAATAATATGATCTAACCCTAAAACCTCGTTCTCCGCCTTTTTGAGATCCCCTTGGAAATGGAATAACTCCTCTACGCATAAGAGATGGCATATATTTTTTATGACGATTAACTAAATTAGCAGTCTCTCCAACTGTGTATGCTCGCTCTCTATTTTTTTTAAAATCACTAATTAAACAACTTTCAATTCTATCTTTATTTATATTATAAACAGACATTATCCCATTAGACTTATTTAAATGATGTATTCTAACAAGGTCCCCGTTTAAAAACCAAACTTTTTTGTTCCCTGAAATTACAGGGAGGACATTGTAACCTTCGCTCTCAATTGTTCCCTTTTTAACAGCCACATGCCCTCCTGTGAATTACTAGGCGGATGAAAAAATGTTCTCGATCCGCAAGACATACAATATAGTTCTAAGTTATTTATTTGTGAATATTGCCTATCGACAAACATTCTTCCTTTACATCTTTTACAATAAATCATTAATTAGGAATTCCCACTATCAATAAGTTAACACCGACAGTAGTATCTCCGCCAACATTAAACTTTACAACTCCTTCAATCTTCGATGTTGAAATACTTAATAGGGTAACCGTAACATCTTTTCCAGCATCTGTATTTCCAATATTAATTGGAGTTGCAGTAACAACTGGAGGAAACTTAAACTCGCTTGGCAAACTATATGAAAATGATTGGGTAGATCCTGCTGTTTGAGATGAGCCAGAAGTTACTTGAACGTAGCCTCCTATAATTCTTGCCTCAGACGTTTTTACGCTCTGCTTGCCAGAGTTTGGGGTGTCTACCGTAACATACTTATATATTGATGTAGACGCTTGACTGGAAAGATCATTGAGTGCCTTAACTATCTGATAAAGATATGTTACATCTAAAGGCTGCCCCCGTTCGGGTAAAGGTAATATTGCCATAATATAATTATACCAGACTGACTATTCCAGAATCATATATTTTTAAATCAGGATTTAAAGATGGGTTAACGGATGATGCCTGAACAACAACACGCACAGATGTGGTTCCAGTTTTAATAAACGAATAATTTGAAGATCCTGTAGAGGCCCTAAATGTTGGAATAGAAGAGTCAAAGCCTATAAAAACATCATAGAGTATTTGAGTTGATATTTCTCCAGCAGACCAGTTAACCATTATTGTGTTTCCAACAATATTTATGTCTCCAACACCAAGAAGAACTTCTCCAGATTCAGCAACAAATATTTGAGAATATGCAGACTTTCTATTTTTATCATCTGATATTATTCTAAATCTTAAAACAACAGAATTGTTTTCAGTAACCTTTCCCAAAGAATCTTTTTTAATAATAACATTTTTTATTCCTTTATCTGGAGTTTTACTCATGGTTAAACATCCAATACAAATCTAAACTCTATATAATTAGTTGTGTTGGCTGATTTTATAATTGGTCTTGCCTGAACATTTTTAATTACAGAGTAGCCAGTTAGACCGTACAAAGAGTTTGTTGATGTAGTGTTTTCAAGCCTTAGTCCGTCTAGGCATACATAAAAAGAATCCGATGGAAGATTATTTTTAGTAACACAAGCATAAATTTTTACAGAAGATACATCTGGCCAGTTAAATCTCAAACTTTTGTCTAACTCTTGAAATGTTCTTTTTGCTACGATATATCTATTATTTGCAAAGTTGTGCTTGTCTTCTGATGTCCCTTGTGCATAATTAATATCATCAATATCAACTACAAACTTTGCATATTGTATCGTTGCTGCTGGCCCAGTATGAGAAAACTCTACCAATATTTTTACATTATCTGGAACAGTTAGGGAGTTTGCCACCTTGCTTACAACAGAAAAAGAAAGTCTTAGTTCGTCCAAGGGGCTGTTCTTGCTAAAATCTGACGATGGATTATCTAACACTATATAGTCTGAATCATTTGACTTAATCATCCCACCTTCAATGTTGTATTGAAGAGAAGAAGAGTTTCCTCTGATTGCGATTATATTATTTAAAAATCTACATCTTTCGTTTCTATTAACTCTATCTGTTTGGGTAAAAACTCTATTGTCTGCATTTGTAGAAAAAATCTTTGATGTTTGGTTTATTGTTCCATTATTGCTATCGCCGTCTAATGGACTATATTGTACAGGAATGTCTATTGGAGAGGCTCCATCAACACTATACCGCCAATTATCCGTATCTGCAAAAGAATAAACTACCCTGCTATCAAATGATCCAGCCACTGGATTTGAGCCTGCAGAAAAAATACCAACTTCAGTAATCTCATATCTTTCTTCCGTAGGTAGTTCTGCTGTCAGTACTACTTTTGACAAACCATCTTCATTTACGAATCCCCTAGAAATAATAGGAGCACGGAACATTTCAAAATCTAAAGACTCTTTATTTTTTAATGTTGTTAACTCTTGAGGGGAAAATGTATAGTCAGAAACAACTGGCTTGGCTCCACAGCCTACGGCAATGTGGGACGCATATGATGGCGTCTGCCCAACAAGGTACTTTGCTAAAAGATTTTTTCCTATATTAGTTATCATTGGCTGCTCCCATAGTATATTGTATCATCAAAAATGTTTCCAGCGGTCAATATTTCTACTTCCACTTGCTCATTTTCTTTCATGTTTATAAGATTAATTACAAGGTCTCCAGTGATTGGATCTATGTATATAGACTTACAGTTTGGCGTTTTTATCCATTTGGTCTTATCTGGCTCGTTTGGATTACTTACTGGCGGTGCTATGTCATATCCAGTACCGCATATTGGAAGACGATCAAGGATAGAAAGTGACAGTGACTTAAAATAAGAGTCTGCCGATTGAAGCCTTAAAACATTATTTGGGTTGTACTGTAAATACAAATCTGTTAAATTTTTAATTGGTGCATATATAACCTTTTGACCATTTATTAGGTCATGTCTAGAAATTGTTGCGAGTTCGTATCCACCAATATCTTCAAAAATTAAGTCAGTCATTATCTCTATTGACATTGTTTCGTCATTTGATAATATTAAATCTGGCGTTGCAATCTTAACACCGTCATCATTATTTGTTGGGGATGGCTCTGGTATTGCTGCTACAGCAGAAAGATAAATTGGGTCTACAGAACTAATTGGGCTTGACATTAAACCACCTCACTTAAAAATAAAGTCATTGAAGGACCGTCAGAACTTCTTGAGAATTCAATATTGTAGACAACAAATCTATTATTTGGATTTGACGCCATGCTTATATCGTTCTCTTTGTAGTCTACGCTAACGATGTCTCCTAGTTGTATTGTTGGAATTGCAAATATTTGAGCCCCAATAGATCTTCTAGGCTTTGCTATTTTTTCAATTAGCCATTCCATTAAACTGTTTGCTTCATCTTGAGACTGTATATATGTTGTATCTATAGCAAAATCTTTTTTACCGTAGGTCATTCTGCTAAGTTTAATATCTTGATAGTCTTGTTTGAATTTATATGGATTTGATATAAGTTTATCTGCAACAAACTGTGGATTAGAAACAAGACTGTTCTTGTTAAAATATTCATCAACTGTAAGATTGTTATCAGACTGCTGAGTAAATGTAATTCCCTGAATTCTCAAATAGTTTCCGCTAGTTTCATCTAATGACAAAGGTGCATCGGTTGTATTAAAAATTAAAAACTCTGCTCCGTATGATCCTGCTCTA